CGTTCCGTCCCGGTATTGCTTGAAAGGTCAAGTCATACTTGGGTGCAGAGAATATATTTTTCGACATAATTCGCACGCCCATATCGGTAGAACGAACACCGTTATAAACAAAATAATTCATCCCAACACCACCTCCTTTCGTTTCATAAACGCTCCTGCCGTTTGCATAATTTCGTTTGTAAGTTCGGTTATATCCTCGTTTGTGTAGTTATTAAAAGTGCCAATGCTAAGCTGAAGCACAAAGCCGTTACCGCCCACACCACTTGAACCGTCAAGCGTTGTGGATTTTACTGCGTTTACGTCAATGGTTTCAGGCAAAGCCGTGGAAAGGTCTGCCGACAAGTCCCCAAATACGGAGTTCAAGTCTTTAGTCATATCGGTGGCAGACTTAATAGCCATACCTGCCGATTCGTCAATACCACCTGCCAAGCCTTCCATCATCATGTCACCAATCCATGCCATTTTTCGTGACGGTGAATGGATACCGAAGAAATCACAAATACCGTCCCATAGGTCACCCGCCCAATTGGAAACCTTATCCCAGAGCCAGGTTGCAAGGCTTTGTATACCTTCCCATAACCCCATTACAAGGTTTTTACCGATATCGACAAACGAACCGATGCCTTTACCGAAAGCCTCGATAAGTGCCGATATGATTTGAGGTACGGCTTTTACAAGCTCAATGATGATGGTAGGAAGGTTTGTAATGAGAGCCATAAACAGCTCAACACCCGCTTGTATTAAAAGACCGATGTTATCAAGCAATGCGTTGATAATTCCATTAATGATTTCGGGTATTGCCTCAACGATGCCGATTATGATATCGGGCAAGGCTGCGACAATGGAAGTCAATAGCGTGATGCCAGCCTCTATAATTTGAGGAATAGCAGCAATCACCGCCGTAATAATACCTTCAATGATTTGAGGAATTGCCTCCACTATTGTCAAAATAATGGTTGGCAACGCATCAATGAGCGAGGTTAAAAGTTCTATGCCTGCCTCCACAATCATAGGAATTGCCGTAAGAACCGCGTCAATAATGCTTGTAATGATTTGTGGAATAACCTCTACGATAGCCGCAATAATAACGGGCAACGCATCCACAAGTGATGTCAAAAGTTGAATGCCCGCATCTATAATTTGAGGTATCGCATCAATGATAAAATCAAGAATTGCTTGGATAAGTTCGGGCAGAGCCTCAATCAAAACGGGAATGGCATCAAGGATACCTTGAGCAAGACCCATAATAAGTTGAAGAGCCGCCTCCAAAATCATAGGCAAATTCTTGATGAGCGTTGTGCATACCTCTACCACTACTTTCACAAGCGTTGGTATTAGTTTCGGTATGGATTTTGCTATGCCGCTTGCAAGCGTGACGATTACTTCCGCCGCTACCTTTATGAGCAACGGCAACTGCGCCACAATACCGTCAACAAGTCCTAGGACAAGCTGCAATGCGCCGTCTGCGATTTTCGGTAGCCCTGCTATAAGTCCGTTTAGGATTGAGAAGATAATTTGCGTTGCCGACTCTACAATAATTGGCAAATTATCCACTATTGCTTGACCGAGAGAGCCAACTACAGCACCTATCATTTCAAGCAGCTCTGGCACATACCCCATAACCATATCGAGTGCTTTTGGCAAAATATCGCTAATAACGTCGGACATTGCGCCAATATCACCGTTGGCATTGAGAATTCCGTTTGTGAACTCACCAAGCAGGTCAACACCATCCGTTGCAAGGTCAGTAAGAATGGGGAGCAATATTGTACCGAGTGCATTTTTGGCTGCCGTAGTTCCAACATTTAAGTATTGAATTTGGTCATCCAAGGCACCGTAGGCATTAAGCATATCGTCCCCGACAACATATCCCGCCTCTCTTGCTTGGTTGCCGAGTTCCTTCATTCGTTCCGCACCCGCCTCAATCAACGGATTAAGTTCCTGTGCCGATTTACCGAGAATTTGCATACCCAAGGCATCACGCTCGGTTTCGTTTTCCAGCTTACCTAACGCATCGATAACCTCCCAATAAACGGTATCACTGTCACGAAGAGAACCGTCTGCGTTAAGCACCTCAACACCGAGCTTTTCGTATGCCTCGGCAGATAGTTTCGTTCCGTCCTGCACGGCTTTCATACTCTTTATCTGCTTTGCCATTGATTTTGTCAGCGTTTCGGTGGAAACGTCTACAAGCTCGGCGGCATACATATACTCTTGGAGTTTGTCCGTTGCAATACCCGTAACCGTTGATTCGGTTAATACGGTGTCTGCATAAGCTGCACCCTCGGTGGTCATATCCACAAGAGCTTTACCCGCAGAAATAGCGGCGGCAGAAACGGCTGCGAAGGCGGCAGCAAGTGTGGCGGCTACGGCTTTACAAGTCGCACCAAGACCGTCAAACCTACCACCCGCGTCTTCGCTTTGTTTTCCTGCCTCTTCAACCTCGTCACCGAAATCGTCCGCCTCTTCTTCCGCCTCATCAAAGCCACGGGAGGCACGGTCAAGAGCATCATTGTTTTGCCCCAGCTCACGCTGCATATTGTTAAGCTCGGCTTGGGCATTGTTTAATTGAATCTGCCAGGCTTGTGTTCTTTTATCGTTCTCACCAAAGGACTCGGCGGCATTAGCAAGTGCTTGTCTTAAAATCTCAATGCGTTGCTTTTGCGCCTCAATTTCCTTGGCAAGCACCTGATTTCGTGCCGTTAAGCCTTCTACGGAGGTGTTATTTTTACCGAACTCGGACTCAACAAGGCGCATTTCAGAGCCAAGAACCTTGAAGGTTTGATTGATTTCTGCCAAGGCCTTTTTGAACTCTTTTTCACCGTCAAGTCCAATTTTTAAGCCAAAATTGTCAGCCATAGTTCACCTCCTTAAATCCCATACGGGATTATTTCGTCTATACTCCTATTCACTTTCGGTTTTGTCATACCGTTAAACTGTTTATGGCATTCCCAAAGGTCAAGGAGTAGACCGAAAGGCATAAGCCACACCTCTGCCTGCGTTAGGTGGAGATGCGCCAAGCCGTAATATAAAAGTCGAGTAAATAACTCCTCGTCACTTACTCGACCTTCACGTTTTTTTCGGTAGCCTCGCTTTCAATATTACGCTTTGTACCCTTATAAAGAGCCTCGGTAATTGCAGCCTTATAGGTTGCAAGGTCAAAAGGCGTAGTCAAAAGCTCTACCTTTTCCTCGGTTAAAAGCTCCTTGGGTTCGTCCTTATGCGTAAGATTATAAATGAGAATGGACTGATTTGCGAGAACGGTAATAAGCCACACGATTTCACCAATCGCAAGCTCAAAGTTTTCACTCTTGAGGAGCTTATTGCCAAGGTTCTCAAGACCACCGTATCGTCCTGCGATTTCCTTTGTTGCCTTAGTGGTAAGGATAAGCGTGTATTCCTCACCGCCTACTGTAATAATTGCTGTTCTTTCAGTACTCATTAGTTGCTACCTCCTGTGCCTGAAGTTGTACTATAAGTAGGTTCGTAAACCTCTTTATACCAATTGGTAATGGTTGTTGCGGTTGCGTTATCGCCCTCGGTGACCTCTGCCTTCCAAGGGTGCTTACCACGGGTGTCCGCCTTATTTCTACGAAGAACCGTACCTTCAATGGTAGGTGTCGAGAAGGTAATGCTATCACCCTTCGTTGCAAGGTTGGTAGCGGGAATACCGAACACAACCCTGTAAAGCCAAAAATAACGGTATTTGCCGTTAGACTTTTTAGCACGGAAACCAATAGCCACGGGAGAGCCACCGTCCTCGGCGGCAGAAATGATAACGTGGTTTTTATCAATAACCGCGCCCGTAAGATCTGATGCTGCCGTAGCACCGATATCGTCAATACCAAGGGAAAGCGTACCAGACTTGAACTCCTTTGCCACCTCTGCCGTACCATCGTCTGCGTAAAGCGTAGCCTCTGCAAGCTCTACCGACAGGTCTGCCGAGATTGCCTTTGCAAGCTGAATGGGAGTCGCATAGGTTTCCTCACCATTCGCACCCTCGGTAATCTTTGCGTAATATAATTTATCAAGACCGATTGTTGCCATATTTTTTAATCCTCCAATTCATAGTTTTTTTCGATGTCTACCACGTAATGATGGTAGCCTGTATCGGTTTCATAGCCGATATATCTGCGGTCAGTAATTGTAAAATCATCACTCAAAAGTGCTTTTACAATGCTGTTTTTTAGTTTTTTGTAGTTGCCCTGCGTAAATATAGAAAGCCGTGCGTCCTGCACCTCCGCATTCGGAGCATTATCCGCGTGCAAATGGAAGGTATCCGTCATAGGCACAATCACGATATACTCACTAGGTGCCTTGCCAGAAAAACTGCCCGTTTCAATAGGCGCACCTATATCCGCAAGCAAAGTATTAAGATTTTCCAAAATCGTCATAGCTTTTTAATCTCCTCCTCCAGCTTTCGCACCATTGCCTCCTGACAGGGCTTTTTAGCCGATTTCTTGGCGGGTGCAAGGAAAGGACGAGCAGTTTGCCCGCTCCTACCGTATTCGAGGATGTTGGCGATTTTTGCGTTGCTGCCGCCGTCAGACCTTGGCTCGGCAAAACCTACTTTGATATTGCTATTGCCGTCCCGGTCTTGCTTTACGGAAGACAAGCCGAGTGAGGAAACAAGCTCACCCGTGGAACGGCTATCTTCCGCCTTGCCGACAACGGATTTTAGATTGTCTTTGATTTTATCAAGCATAATCTCACCGCCCGCCTCTAGCACTTTTTCTGCAACAGCATCTGTTTGTTTGCCAAGACGAGAGAGCTTAAGCATAAATTCTTCGGGTAGTACCACTTGACATTTAGCCATTTTCGCCCTCCACCTTCTTTGCCAGAACCTCAATATACATACCTTTGCCTTTCACGTTCTCAACGGAGGTAATTTCATACTTGCCACCCTCGTTTACCAAAAAATCACCGATTTCAACGGTAAGGTCGGGAATATAACGAAAACGGAAAAGGTCGGTTGCAACAGAGAAAGTCGCTAGGTTTGCCCACTTGGTAGAGCCGTGCCTACCTTCCTGGTACACACGCAAGGATGCTAGAATAACATCACGCTCACTTACGAACCCCTCTTCGTCCTTGACTTTTTTCACACGAATTAGGTCTGCAAAGCCGTTCATATTTCCAAAGCTCATAGTTACACCCTCCAATCTCTATCCAGGCGGAGTAGCATATTCACGGTATTCCACACCTGCTGACTTGCTTGAACATTATCCGCAAAGAAACCGCCCGTCGAGCCATCTCTACTTTCATAGAAATGAC